AAATGATGGCGCAAAAATATCATTTACCGCAGGCACTTCAACTGAAGGCGCTGGTATTGGGTCTGGTGGTCAAGCATTGGATTCTGCTGATTTACGTTTTTACGCAGGCGGCAACACAGAACGAGCCCGTATCGACTCCAGCGGTAACTTGCTGGTGGGGACTACGAGTGACTTAGGCGCAAGATTTAATGTTTCTACTGGAACAAGAGCGTGGGCTGGATGGTTTCAACAAGTTAACAACGCAGGTAACTCTGTTGTGATGACGGAATACAGCACAGGCGCTCCAAACAACTCCTCGGATTATTTTGGCCTTTTTCGAGACACTGGGGGCCAAAGAATTCAATTGCGTTCAAATGGTGGCATAGGAAACTATCAAGCAAATGATGTTAATTTGTCTGATTGCAGAGAAAAGACAAACTTTGCTCCAGCCAAGTCATACCTTGATGTAATTTGCGCTATCCCTGTTCAAACATTTAATTACATTGACCAAAATCTTGAAGAAGATGCTGGATTGACATTGGGTGTTATTGCTCAAGATGTGCAAGCCATTGCGCCAGAGTTGGTGATGGAAAGCAATTGGGCTGGCAAAGATGAAGAACCCAAAATGCGTTTGTCTATTTATCAAACTGACTTGCAGTATGCCTTGATGAAGTGCATCCAAGAACAACAAACCCTCATCACCCAACTTACCGCCCGTCTTGATGCCGCTGGAATCTAAATGAAACACCCATCTTATTGCTGCCAAAAATGTGGTGAAAACATTGGATGGCTCGGACGTATTTTAAAATTTACTCACAAATGTAAGGAAAAACCATGACCACAATCTACACCATTAATAATCTTGACAGACTTACATCAACGGACTTTGTAACGACAGTGCATTACAACGTCACAAAAGTAGATGGTGAATTCTCTGCATCTACCTATGGAACTATTAACTTTCCAGCAGGTACACCTGTTACACCCTACGCATCTTTGACCAAGGCTCAAGTAATTGAGTGGGTAAAGGACAAGCTAGGCGAGGAAGTAATTGAGGCTTCACTCACAGCACAGATTGCCGCACAGAAGAACCCAACTACTGCAACAGGAGTACCTTGGTAATGGACAACCAACAAATCTTCAATATTGTTTTTAGTATTGCTGGTTTCTTGGCAGTCTATGTGATCAATTCTTTGACCCGCACAATACAAAAGTTGGAGGACAAGGTTAATGACCTACCTCACAGCTATGTCGCAAAAGATGATTACAGAGCAGACATCGCCGAGATCAAGTCAATTCTCAAGCAGATATTCGACAAGCTAGACAGCAAGCAAGACAAGTGATGTGGACCCAATCAGCATCTGTTTATTGGCAGCAGGGCTGGTTAAGAACATCCAAGCTGGGTGTGAGCTTTACAAGCAGGCTAAAGAGTCTTTCGTTGAGATTAAGCAGACTGCTGATGAAGTCATTGCCATTGGCAAAGAGGTGCATGGGTTTTGGAATCAGCTACTTGGTTTCTTTGGTAGCAAGCCAAAGCCAGAGGCTGCAAAGATTGCCGCAAAGTCTAAGAAGTCAGATTATGTTGCTGTTGACGAAACTCAGGTCAAAGTTGACATTGTCAAAAACCTAACAGAATTTTTCAAGCTCCAAGAACAACTAGCAGCGCACATCAGGGAAGAAGAAGAGAATAGCAAAAACATCTACGACCCTGACCAAAATTTGATGGAGTCAGCACTTAAGAGAGTGATGGCACAGCAAGAGATGGACAACTTGGTGGTACAAATCAGAGAGTGCATGGTTTACCAAAGCCCACCAGAAATGGGCGCTTTGTACTCTGAGGTATTCAGTATGCGGGAAAAGATTGGAGAAGAGCAGACACAGGCAAGGCTAAAACAGGAAGCTAAGAACAGGCAGGAGTTATGGCAACGCAAGGAAGAGGAAAGAAACTTCCAGCTAAAAGTAGCGTACCTAGTGGCGACTACTACATTCCTCCTCTACCTGTGGCTGTGGCTCCTGTTCGTCAATCGGTGGAGCAAGACATAGTGGGCTGGGTAGCTGCTTGCATATTGATAGCTCTCCTGCTTCCGCTTGGGGCCATGCTGTATATAGACATTCTTGAGGTTAAGAACGAGACAAAAGTACAACTTGAAAAAGTTGAAAAGTTAAGACGGCAAGTGGAGCAGCAACAAAGAAAGGAAAAGAAGAATGAGTAAGCAATTAGAGAAAGATTCAGCCTACAACCAATTTGACACTGACCATGATGGTGTAGTGACTGACGCTGAGTTGGCGCGATCAGAGCGAATGATCACCATTGAGAACATGGACAAGATGGCCGACCAGCAGCGCGTTATGGCTTGGGCTGCACTTGGTGCGCCGCCAGCCTTGATTGCTTTCATGGCCTCTAGCCTTGTTACCTTAGAAAAGGTCAATGCGTTAAGCGGACTGACAACCACATACTGCGCCGCAATGGGGACCATTGTGGTGGCATTCATGGCCGCGCAAGCCTATGTCCGAGGCAAGGCTGAATCGTGAGCTTATTTAATCCTTGGGTGATCCTTGGTATCGTGATGGCGGTGCTGTCATCATTTGGTGGTGGATACTTCAAGGGTGAGCATGACGAGTACACGCGCCAGCAAGTTGAGATTGCGGCGTTAAATGCCAAGGCGAGGGAGACTGAGCAGGCAATGGCGCAAGTGGCGCAGACTTATGGTCAGACATTAAGAAAGGCAAACAATGTTGCAAAGGTTAAAGAAGACAAGCTGCGTGCTGATATTGCTAGTGGTGAGCGCAGGCTGTTCATTCCTGTCAAAGCCGCCGAGTGCGCCTTATCAGCCACCAGTGATTCCTCCATTGCCGCTGGAGATAACAGCGGAACAACATCAGCCGAACTTGACAGAAAGACTGCTGATGATCTTGTCGCCATCACAGCCGAAGGAGACACCGCCATCCGCAAGCTCAACGCCTGCATCCAAACCTACGAAACCTTAAGGAACATGAAATGACTCAGTTAAGCGCCAACTTCAGCCTGCATGAGATGTGCAAGTCAGAAACCGCATTGCGGATGGGCTTGGACAATACGCCTGATGCCGAGGCCACAGAGAATCTACGCATACTGTGCGAAAAGGTATTGCAGCCTGTGCGTGATCATTTTGCTAAAGGCGTTAAGGTGAACTCAGCCTATCGCAGCCCTGAGTCAAATGCGGCTGTTGGCGGCAGCAAGACATCAGACCATTGCAAGGGTATGGCGGCTGATATTGAGATACCTGGCGTTGCCAATGCAGATTTGGCGCAGTGGATCATGGATAACTTGAAGTACACCCAATTGATATTGGAGTTTTACACGCCAGGCATACCTGACAGCGGGTGGGTTCATGTCAGCTTTGATTCTTCTAATCTTAAATGTCAAGAATTGACGGCCACCAAAGTCGCAGGCAAGACAACCTACTTGAATGGCTTGGTGGCTTAATCCATGGCACTAAACCTTGGTCAGCAGATAAGCACACCGGCGCAGCCAAACCTTGGCACGCCTACGCCTGCCTATGACCAAGGCTTTTTGGCTACCTCATTTGGCGGCTTGAATGTTTACTTCAACAAGCTGACGGCGCTGTTTTCAGCGATCCTCGGACCGCGTGGCGGCAAGTACATCAACGCCCCATATGGCGCGTTTCAAGATGGGACAAATCAGACGGCTGCCAATACGACAACAGCCTACGCAATCACCTTTGACACCACCGACTTCAGCAATGGCGTGACATTGTCGAATTCGTCAAGACTTAATGTGTCTCAGGCTGGTTTGTACAATTTGCAATTCAGCATCCAATTTAAGAACACCACCAATGACGGCCAAGATGTTGATGTATGGTTTCGCAAAAACGGCACAAACATTGACAAATCAAACAGCAGATTTCATCTATCACAAAGAAAATCAGCAGGTGATCCATCTCACTTAATTGCCGCGCTGAACTTCTTTGTTAGTCTGTCGGCCAATGACTATGTAGAGATCATGTGGAGAACAACAAGCACTAGCGTCAGCATTGAGCACTTTGCAGCCAGCGCCTCACCGACTAGGCCAGCAGTGCCATCAGTGATTGCCACACTTTCTTTTGTGTCCAATTTGTCTACAGAAACAGCATAATTGACCTATGGCACTCATACCTTTAAAAATCCCACCAGGCGTCTACCGAAACGGCACTGAGTATCAGTCGGCTGGGCGGTGGTTTGACGCCAACTTGGTACGCTGGTTTGAGAACACTCTTAGACCAATTGGCGGGTGGCGCAAGCGCTCCAACAGTCAGATGACAGGCTCATGCCGAGGCTTACTGACTTGGCGCGACAACAGTGGTGACAGATGGATTGCTGCCGGTACGCATTCAAAGCTGTACGCAATGAACGAGGCCGGCACGCTCAAAGACATCACGCCAACAGGATTTACAGCAGGGCGTGCTGATGCTTTGACAAAGACTGGCTATGGTTATTCCACCTATGGAAACTTTGCCTATGGTGTAGCGCGTCCCGATACAGGCTCTGTGGCTCCAGCAACGACTTGGAGCTTAGACACATTTGGTGAGTATCTGATTGCCTGCTCTGATTCTGATGGCAAGCTGTATGAGTGGCAGTTGGATTTTGCAACGCCGACTATTGCGGCAGTTATCACCAACGCACCAACAGGGTGTCAGGCTGTAATGTCTACATCAGAGCGCTTTATCTTTGCTTTGGGTGCTTCTAGCAACCCTAGACTGGTTAAGTGGTGCGATCAAGAAAACAATACTAACTGGACGGCATCGGCCACCAGTCAGGCGGGTGACTTTGAGCTGCAAACAGTTGGCGCATTGAAGGCCGGCAAAAAGGTACGCGGAATAAACTTATTGTTTACTGATGTTGATGTACACACCGCCACATATGTTGGCCTGCCTTATGTCTACTCATTTGAAAAGGCTGCAAGCGGATGCGGTTTGATTTCATCGCAAGCAGTGGCGGCCATCGACACTGCCGCGATGTGGATGTCTACATCAGGATTTTGGATATTTGACGGCTATGTCAAGCCTTTGCCCTGCGATGTGTCTGATTATGTGTTTCAGAATCTGAACTACAACCAAGCCTCTAAAGTCTACGCTGTACACAATTCAAAGTTTGGTGAGATATGGTGGTTCTACCCATCCAGCGCCAGCAACGAGGTGGACTCATATGTCACCTATAACTACCGCGAAAACCATTGGAACATTGGCTCTATGGCGCGTACAGCAGGCACTGACAGGGGCGTCTATTTGAATCCTCTGATGGTGTCTTCTGACGGCTACATCTATGAGCATGAAGTGGGCTATGCCTACGACTCAGGTGTTTTGTTTGCCGAGTCTGGGCCATTGGAGATTGGGCAGGGTGACAACATCATGTCTGTACGCCAAGTGATTCCTGATGAGCAAACTCTTGGTGAGGTGGTGGTGAGCTTTAAGTCTCGGCTGTATCCGACATCAACAGAGTCAAGTCATGGACCATACCCAGCAGCGCAGCCAACTGATGTGCGTTTCTCTGGGCGACTTGTCAAGGTAAGGTATACAGGTGATGTGCTGGAAGATTGGCGCGTTGGTGTATCCAAGCTAGATATCGTTGCGATGGGTAAGCGCTGATCGTGGCGGCGAAATAGAATTGAAGATGTTTAAAGGGTTAAAAAATGCCAAATATTAATAAGCAATATAAAAATTTAGCCTCAAAGGGTAGGTATGGTGACACCATGCTTGCTCATATCAATCCTCAAGAAGCAGGATTGTTAAGGGCTATGGGTGGTGCTGGAACTATTAATCCTCGAACTGGTTTGCCTGAGTTTTATGGAATGGGGCAATATCAGTTTTTGCCAAAATTTACGCCAGAGCCATTGCCTGTGCTGGCGCAAGCGTTTAATCCTGATGAATTTAAAAATATTCCTGATAAATTACCTACAACTACTATTCCAGCGGAGGTTGGTTTTAGAGGTGGCGGTAGACCAGCATATGAAAAAATTAATGCAGAATTTGACCAATATGCAGATAAAGACCTTAGTAATTTTAGGTCTGGTGCTAAGATTACAGGCTACACAGTACCAACGGACAAAACATTTCAAGATAAGCCATTAGTTGCTAAATACGATGCAACAGGAAATTTTATACATTTAACGCTTTCTCCAGAAAGTTATTTAACTCCTGACCCAAATCAACCAAACATAATTGCTCAACCAACATTTAATAAAACGGGTGGAATTACTAATTATGGAGCTTATGATAGAAATAATCAGGATGATGGTGGATTTTTTAGCTCTATAGGTGAGCTTGCACAAGAATTTGGCCCAATGATTTTGGCTGGTCTTGGTGCAAACTTTGCCGCTGGCAACCTTAGTGGATTACTTGGTGGCGGCGGTGCGGCTGCTGGGGGTAATGCAGGCGCATTGATTAATGCTGGCATGGGTGGCACTGCTGCACAAGCGGCAAGCGCTGCCTCTAATTTGGCGGCAACAAGTGCTGGACTTGAGGCGGCCATAGCTGCTGGCGGTGGTTTAGTGCCAGGCGTTACCGCCAACTTTATGAGTCCAAGTGTTATATCTGGAGCTGGCGGTGCTACACCGGCAGCAAACCTTGGCTTAACTGCTGGTGGACAAGACATAGCGCAATTGCAACAACAGTTGGCTAATACGCCAATGCCAGAAGTTACATCAGGGCCACCAATTGCTGGAGAGGCAGTGCCAGGTTCATTGCCTGAGATTGCAGCAGAATCAACAGCTAGTGCTAGTGATATTGCTGCAAATGATGCTTTAGCCCAAGCCAATCGTACAGCACAAGCTGCTGGTGGATTTAATCCTGCTGTTGGCGCTGGATTGCTTGATTCTTTAGGTGGTGTAGGTACTGCCATTATGGATTTTGCAAAGGCAAATCCAAGCATTGCAGGGTCATTGATTGGCGCAGTCACCGGTGCTGTTGGTGCTGCCAACGCTCCAAAGTCAACCACCACCACTGCAAGCATTGACCCTGAGTTAAAGGCTGAGTATTTAGCCAACATTGCACGCGCCAAAGAGACAGCGGCAGGCTTGGGAGTGCGTCAGTTTGAGGGGTTTACGCCTGACTATTTGAGAGCCGAAAACCAAGTCACAAACCTTGGCTTGGGTGGTAAGGGTCAGCAGACAACTGATGAGGCTGCAAGGCTTGCAATGATTGAGGCTGGCTTTACACCTCAACAAATCCAAGCAGCTCAAGCCAATCGCCAAAACATTCAAAACGCAAGTGGTCAGCTTGGCTCTCAATACATGGGCGCATATCAAAACCCATTTGAAGAGCAAGTGGTGCAGGGTGCTTTGGGCGACATTGAGCGTTCACGCCAAATGCAGGAACAGGCAAACAGGGCGCAGGCCACTGCTGCTAGAGCGTTTGGCGGTTCACGCCAAGGCGTAGTGTCAGGCATGACTAACGAAGCTGCATTGCGTCAGGCTGCTACCACTGGCGGCCAATTGCGTCAGGCAGGATTCAATGCTGCCGCGCAGCTTGGTCAGTCAGACGCAGCAAGACAGTTGCAGGCTCAGATGGCAAATCAAGGTATTGATCTCACCATTGAGCAAGCTAATGCACAGCTAAGACAACAAGCAGCTTTGGCAAATCAGGGTGCATTTGCACAGGGTGCAGGAATTCGTCAGGCCGCAATTGGACAACTTGGACAACTTGGGGCGCAACAGCAAAACCTTGGATTGACTGGCGCAAATGCGGTGATGGAAGCTCAAATGCGTCAACAGGCATTGAGACAGGCTCAATTAGACGCTCAGCGTAATATCGGCCTTGAGCGTTTGGGCATCACAAGTGGCGCTTTGGGTTTAGGTATACCCAATTTGGGTGGATCAACTAGCCAGCCTTTGTACTCAAGCACAGCCGGCGGTGCGTTGTCAGGTGGTTTAACTGGCGGTTACATTGGTTCACTGCTTGGTGGAGTACCAACCCAAAAACCATATAAGCCAGGCGATTTCATACAAGGACCTTAAGGAAACATCATGGCAACATCTAATCAAGACTTTGCAGGCTTACTTGGCAACATCTTTGGCGGTGGCGGTGCAGCCACTGGCTTGGAGGACTACTTAACACCAGCTCAGACAGAGCAAATGAATCGTCAGGCTCTGCTGCAAGCAGCCATTGCCGCGTCACAGGCCAGCGCACCCAGCACCACTCCAAAGAACATCATGCAGATTCTTGGCGCTGGACTCGCTGGTGGTCAGCAGGGTTATCAGCAGGCGCAGCAGGGGGCTATGGCTCAATTGCTTACCAAGCAGAAATTGGATGAGGCAAAACGCAAACAAGCATTGCAAAAAATGTTGATGCAAGGTCTTATTGGCGATCAAACAATGCCAACTGTTGCCGCACAGCCTCAACCACAGCCTCAGATGGCTGGTGAAGAACTCAGCACATTGCCATCATTACCAACAGTTACAGCATCAGCTAAACCAAAAACACCGCAAGATATTTTCTCTTCTTTAACTCCTCAACAAAGATTGTTGGTGGCATCAGACCCTGAGTCTTTATTGCCAAAGGTTTTTGAAGAAAGCATGAAGCGTGAGAGTTTTGAAACAGTTACAGGTCAAGACGCTGCTGCCCTTGGACTTGATCCTCGCGGAAAGTATCAAATCAATAACAGAACAAATCAGATAAGCACCTTACAAGCTCCGAGTGATGAGTTCAAGATTGTGAGTGGTGCGGCTGCTGTCAAACTTGGTTTGCCTGGCGTTGGTTCTTATCAACTTAACACCAAAACAAACCAAGCAACACTGCTTGGCACTGCTGAAGGACCATTCGGTGGCGGCACAACTGGTGCGGCTTACAACATCTTGTTGACCGAAGACCCAAGCAGCGCAAAATATGCTTTGGCTTATCGTGAATTAAACAAGCCAGTGCCAACTGAGCAAGTTCAGCCTGATGGATCAATTCGCATTGTCTACACACAGCCTGCGCCAATTCCAAACTCATTTGCAAAGCCTAGTTTTAAAGGCCGTATGCCTACGCCATCGGCATCGGTTGCACCAGCAGCCATTGTTCAGCCAAGTGCTGCTCCTGCTCCTGCTCCTGCTCCTGCTCCTGCTCCAGTTACGGCAAGAGCGCCAGCGCCATCAGCAGCGCCTGTTGTTTCACCAACTGCTGGTGCGACTGCTGTTCCTCTGCCTGCTGGCGTTAAATCAACGCCATTTGCTCCAAGACCCGAAGAAATTACTGCAACAAGAAAAGCAGTCAATGCTGGCGTTGACTTTGTTGCGGCTCTTAATAAGATGGAAGACATGGTCAGAACTCAGGGTATGCAGATTGGCGGCATGGGTTCACAGGGTGCTGCTCAAGAAGTTATTTATGAGGATTTGCTGACAAAAATCAGGATTGCGGCTGAACTTGGTGTTTTGAACAAAGAAGATTTGCCAAGAATTCAAGCTCAACTTGGAAGTCCAACTGCCTTGTCAACATACATCAAAGGGCTTGGCGGTCCATCTGCTTTCTATTCACAAATTGGTGAATTAAGAAATAAAGCAATTGAAGAAACCACAAGAAAGAATTTACAGTTTGGTCAACCAGTTATGAATTTGCCAAGTACATTCTCAATTGCTGCTCCAGTGGCAAGACCTACACCTATGGCTCCACCACCACCTGTGATTAACGATATTTTGCTTAAATACCCACCACCAAGGAATCAATAATGGCAGACCCAACAATTGATGATCTCTATAAGTCTTTGCAGGCTGCTGACGCTGCTGGTGACACCAAGGCTGCTCAAACCTTGGCTGATTACATTCGATCTTTACAGATTCCAGCGCCAAGCGAAAAACAGATTGAGATGACCAGTGGCGCGCCACTTGGTGTGAGAGCTGCTGTTGGCTCTGCCACCACTATGCAAGACAAACTTGCAACGCTGAAACAATACTTTCCTGACGCGCAACCATACGACAAAGACAACTTCATCTATACCGATCCAAAGACTGGTCGGACAACATTGATGAATGAAAAGAATCCTGCATTCTTTGGCGTACCTTTGCCGACTATGGGTGACATAGCTGGCGCTCTGCCTGAGATTTCAGAGTTTGTTGGCGCTGGTACTGGTGCTGCTCTTATGTTTCCATTTGGACCTCCAGCAATGGTTGGTGGTGCTGCCACCGGTGGTGCTGCGGCCAAAAAGCTGTACGAGATGGGTATGCAGTATGGCGGCCCAACTGTAGAGACTAGGGGCGGTGCAGAGCAGGCTACAGGCGTTACAAAAGATATTTTGCTAAACGCTGTTGGTCAGCGTGGCGGCCAGTTAATTGAAAAAGGTTTGCCATATTTGCTGACACCAATTCAACAGCAATTGATGGGTATTCGCCAAGGCATACCGCAAGCAGCGTCAAGGCTTGGCATTAAGTTGCCTGCTGGCGTTGCTACTCAAAGTCCGGCTGTTCAGCGTTTAGAGGCTGGACTAGCACAGACACCTGGCGGCGCTCAAGTCATTGCACCAAAGTATGAATTGATGCAACAGCAGATGGGGACTGCCGCAGGAAATATTGCTGAAGATATTTCTCAGGTGGGCAAAACTCCAAGCGTTATACCTACACCACCATTCACAGAAAAAGGCGGTCTTGGCGAATTTGTTAAAAAAGGCGCTGAAGCTGCTGCAAAGAGATTTGCAACAAGACGCGAACAGCTTGATGATGTCGTTGCCTACACCATTGGACCAAACAACAGATTTGCAGCAAACAATACAGCTCAATTGGTCAACCAATTGAATTCTGAAATTGCTACAAGTCCAAAAACATTAGGGCCAATGCTAAGTCCAGTTATTCAGCGATCTATGGGTGTTGTTGATGATGCAAATGCAGGCTTTGGTGGCGTGACATTTGATGCATTGCGCCGTCTAAGGACTCAAATTGGCAAAGATATTGAAAGGCCTGACATCAGTGGCTATTCAAACACCAAAGAATTGAAGAGACTTTATGCTGCATTAAGTGCCGACATTTATCAGGCGGCAAAACAATCAGGTCCTATTGCAGAGCGATCTTTGAAGCTACATGATCGATATGTCAGATTTAATCGTGAAGTTAATTTGCCTGCATTGCAAAAGATTGCAGATCAAAATCTTGACGTGAATGCCGTCAACTATGCAATGGCAGGCACAAAAGATGGCATGGGAAGACTTCAAGTATTGGTGCGTAACTTCAAGCCAGAGGAGCGAGATACATTGGCGGCATCAGTGTGGCAGCAATTGGGTAATGCCAAAGCTGGAACTAAAGAGGGCGCAGACATAGGTGCTGACAGTTTTGAATTCAACGCAAATACATTTTTGACAAACTGGAACAACTTAAGTGACAGCGCCAAGCAAGTCCTGTTTGGCGGCGAAAGATACCGCAACATCATTCCTGCCATCAACGACTTGGTGAAGATCAGCACTGGTGCGCGTGAGGCTGGAAAGGCAGTCAATGTCTCAAATACTGGCGGCGCTCAGATGGTTACATCAGCCCTGTTGGGTGCTACTGGAGCAGGCTTTGGTGGAATGGGTGGTGATGCAGCACAAGCATTGCTTGGTGGAGCAGGAGCTTTAACTGGTCTTGTCTTATCAAGTAATGTGGCGGCAAGACTTTTAGAGAGTCCACGCTTTATCAGATGGGTATCTGACACCAGCCGAGCTGTTGTCAATAATCCAAATTCTCTGACCACTCAGATCGCCAAGTTATCAGCTATTGCTACTGCTGATCCAGCAGCCAGCGATGCTATTGAAACGTACTACAAGCAGATTAAACCTATTGCACTTCAGATGCGTAGAGCAAGGTAAAGTCAATCCGCTGGCCTGTTGCTTCCATAAAAAGCAGCCACCAGCGGATCGCGCTTAATCTTCCACTTCTTTGCTCTTTCCTTTGCCATGCGAAAAGCATGATCATCAAGGGACTCTTTAGACCGCCAGCGCTTAAGCCTTTCCTGTGATGTCATAGGCTTTGGCTTTTCGGCGTCAGTGCCTATGCCATGCCGGTATACGGCCACCAGCACATTACCTGATCTACGCCACTCTTGAATATGCACCTCATTATTAGCACGCAGTTTATTTATTAATATCTGAGCCGACCTTTCGGTGCAAAACACTTTGGCGGCAACCTCTGGCGCAGTGCAGCCAACACGCTGTAAAAGCGCGACAATACGAGGGAGGCGAACAGATTTCATTCAAATATTGTAAATGACTACCTAGTCAAGTGCAATATTCTTTTTTTTGTCATCTTTTTATGTGTTAATCCACTACATGAAGAATGTGCCAGATGTTAGTCAGGCGAAAGAGTTTCATGGCTACATGATGAAGTGGCAGGGAATATTGTCACTTGGAGACTGGCGCATAGAGAGAGTTAATAAGACGGCCAAGGACGCAATGGCGTCAGTGGAGTTTGATGCACCAGCAAGGCTTGTGAGCTACAAGCTGGGGTCATTTGGTGGTGAAGAGATAAACAGCAGCAGCCTTGAGATGACGGCGCTGCATGAGTGTTTGCACATCCTTTTACACGACCTTGTTGAGACAACGGCTGACAGGAATTCGACAGAAGAACAGCGAGAAATGGCCGAGCACAGGGTTATCAATTTGCTTGAAAAACTTTTATTGAAAGACTGAAATGCCAAAGCCTATATATAACGATAACGAGTTTATTGAGATTTGGAATACTCACAAATCAGCCAAGAAGATGTCAGACGCAATTGGCATGGATGTAAGACAGATTCTCAGGCGGCGTAAAAAAATTGAAGATAAGTCAGGTGTTGCACTTGTATCAAGTCATAAAGGTGCAAGTGTTAATCGACCTGAGAATCCAGTAAGAAAAGAATTGGGGATTGAGAATGGCGTTGTTTTGGTGTTTAGCGATGCTCACTTTTGGCCAGGCATCCATACGACAGCGTATAAGGGCGTTCTTTGGGCAATTAAAGAGTTTCAGCCCAAGGCCATCATTGCCAATGGAGATGTATTTGATGGCGCTTCTGTTAGTCGTTTCCCTCGCATTGGATGGGACTCTACGCCGTCAATAATCCAAGAGCTGAAAGCCTGCGAGATTGCACTTGGCGAGATTGAGGAAACCGCCAAGAAAGCTAGACACAATGTAAACCTAGTGTGGACAATGGGTAACCATGATGCTAGGTTTGAGAATCGTTTAGCAGCCAACGCACCTCAGTATGAATTTGTTCGAGGTTTTTCTTTGAAAGACCATTTCCCTGCATGGCATCCATGCTGGAGCTGCTGGCCGACAGATGATGTAGTGGTGAAACATAGGTGGAAGGGCGGTATTCACGCTACCCATAACAACACCAGCATGAGTGGAAAGTCGATGGTTACAGGCCATTTGCATAGCCTAAAGGTGACGCCATTTGCTGATTACAACGGCACGCGATATGGCGTTGATACAGGCACATTGGCAGAGGTTGATGGACCACAATTCATAAATTACCTTGAAGACGCACCAGTCAACTGGCGTTCTGGTTTTGCCATACTTACATTCCATGAGGGTAAGTTATTGTGGCCAGAGCTGGTGCATAAGTGGAGTGAAAATCAAATTGAATTTAGAGGAAAAGTGTATGACGTCTGATTTAGTAAGCTATCTAAAGTCTGAGATCAAAGAACTGCATCTCATATTGCATGAGACTCAATTGGCCTTGGCTCAAGCCAATGACAGGCTTAACCGCCGATCAACACCATTAACCGATGAGCGCGTATACACACTGTATACACGCAGCCTAGATTGGCGCCAACTGGCTAGAGATGTGGAAGCAGAGCACGATATAAATGTCTAGTTGGCTCATTGCATTTGTAGGCTGCATCTACCTGTTCATTGGCGTTGATCAGATCAGGAATGGCAATACTTGGATGGGGTTTACTTTTATAGGCTATGCATTTTCTAATGTTGGCCTGTACATGATGGCCAAATAAAAAAGGGGGTGTTTAGCCCCCTAAGTAATCACGCTACACGTTCCCACACTGAGCCGTCTTCATCGTAGTACCAGTCACCGATGTCGTACTCTTCTTCTTCATCAAGATCAATGACGATTTCAAAGTCTTCATCATCTTCGTCACACTGGTTAAGCTCGTACTCTTCTGTTACATCATAGTCAACGCACCAGTCATGGTTCTTTTGGAATTCGATAAATTCTTGGATGATTGCGATCTTGTCAAAGTCACTGGTTTCAATGGTGATTTTTTCGTCTACTGACCAGTTATATGCGCCAATTTCAATTTCAATTTTGTACATGAAAGACTCCTTTAATTGGCAAAATTGCCAATCAAAATCCTATCTGTAAATTGTGACAAAGGCTATGAAGAATTTGCTTTGTTCGGCTTTGCTTGGGAGTAAACATTTACTTGCTGCTTAGACTCAAGCCCTATCTTTGCCTGTGCTTGTCTGCCCCAGTTTTGGCCTAGAACTAATCTCTGCAATTCTCTATCTCGCTGCCAAATACTTGGCGTGCCATCATTCCAGTTAAATGCGTTTTTAGTCATGGTGTCATTCCTTAATGGGCAGTCTCTGCCCTGTCTACAGTTATGGTTGCAAGTTGGACAAGTCATGTTTTTTTCTTTCAAATCTGCTGTCTTTCAAGAAAGCTCTAAGCCACTTTGCTTTGCCCAGCTTTACCCATTCGTCATGCTCACTCTGAGTCAATTTGACGCCAATGGCTCTGCCATTCTTGGTCAATTCGCGTTTTAGTCTTAGCATCAATCCACCTCGCATTGCAATAAAAACCAAACAAAACAAAAGATAGTGCCAAGCATGACGGCTATGCCGGCTACCGCACATAAGAGAAATGTCAGGGCTGTTTCCATTGTTTGGCCTCACTTGGTGGTGTCCATCCAAAGCGCCGCCATGTGGCTTGCACATCGACAGGCTTAGTAGGTGTTGGTGGTGTGGGTGTTGGGTTCATTTCTGCACCGCCAACAATTCCATCTCAGCGTCTTTGAGGCGCTCTTGGATGCATTTCATCTCATAGTCAAGCTGATCGATCTTGGCCTGCATACGCTGGCGCTGGAATGCCTCGCCATGCGCCCAGCCAAGCACTGTGCCTCTTGTCAGCGTCTTGCGTATAAGCTGCTCTACCTCATGTATGGCCAGCACGCGGATGCCTTGCTTGTTGGCTGACATGAAGCGCTTTACCTCAATGTCTATTTCGTCTTGCATCTTGGTGCTCATGCTGACCACCATGCGGCAAGCAGTACGGCCAAGCCAATGGCAATGGCGGTGGCAAGAACGAAGTCAAGGGCGGAGTCGGCTCGGCGATCTAAGCGCCTTGCTTGCTCTATGTAAGGGTGCTGGGTGTGGTTCATGTTGTCTCCTTGTGGTTAATTAAGCGTCATCCAGCATTAAGCGTGAACGAGAAGAACAGTCTGCATTAGCTTCCATTTGTTGTTCCTCAAACCAGAGGATTAACAATTCAGCAATGGCATCAGGTGTTATTTCTTCTTTGCAAAGAACTAAAGTTTCTTCAGCTTCTTTGATGTAGCGCAGAATGTCACGATCGGTTGCATCACAACCAAAAAAAGCATTATGGACTTCTTGGATTTGGGTAACTGTTGCTGTTTGCATTTGAATCTCCTTTAATTGATGACAGAAGAATCATATCATAGATGACTAAGTCATCAACAACTATTTAAAAATATTGTTGTAAACTCAGCATTGGCGGGTTTCCTGCCAGTTGCCTTTTGGGGGTCAGCGCGAGTTGATCCCCTTTTTTTTACCTATACTTGACGCTTTCCACAAAACATGGTTAACATCCTACACATGAAAACGATTTCTCAAGAAGCACTATCCGCAATACGCCACAAGGTTGAGGCCGCCGGCTACAAGATGAGCGATGTCTGCCGCGTTGCCGAGATCGATCAGGCGCAAGTATCCCGCTGGCAAAGCGGCACCACAGAGCCACTATACGGCAGTGTGATGCGCTTGGATCAAGCTGCTGACGCATTGGTGTCAGCACGCCTTACAGTGCTCAACAAGGCCATGGAAGACGCCGTCAAATGAGCCGCGTCATAGGTATTGATTGCGGATTAAGTGGCGCTGTGGCGGTTTTAAAAGATACCAAATTGGTATCAGTACACGATATGCCAACGCTAGTAATTGAAACAAACAAGAAAGCCAAGCGCCAAGTGTCAGCGCCTATGCTGGCCTCCACCATTGCTGCGATCAAACCTGATCACGCCTATGTAGAAAAGCCAGCAAGCCGACCTGGTCAGTCAGTGGTGGCAATGTTTGGCTTTGGCCGCAGCCTCGGTGTAGTCGAGGGAGTCTTAGCAGCTCTCAATATTCCTGTGACTTATGTTGCGCCGGCTACATGGACAAAGCAGATGGGCAAGCCAGCAGGCAAGGACGCATCGCGTCACAGAGCCATGGAGTTATTTCCAGAGCACCAAGATTGGTTTAAGCGCGTCAAGGATGACGGCAGAGCCGAGGCAGCATTAATTGCAGTATGGGGGATTCGACATGGATGACAAAGAACGAGCAGCACTCAAGGATCAAATAGATTGGCTTGGCGCACAGTTGGATCACCAGCGCAAGATCAATAAATCCTACAAGTCTTTCATGTCGAGTCTTGTCCATCCCGATGAATTTGGCCATGCGGTAAGTCAAGAGGTAAGACAGACCGCATACGCATTACTAATCAACAACCAACTAGAAAACTAAATGAAAAAGCAACCACTAAGACTCAGGCCAAGTGCCGCTTCCCGCTGGATCGCCTGCCCAGCCAGCGCAAAGCTGACAATGCAAGTGCCTTACCAAGAAAGCGGAGAAGCGGCCAAGATCGGCACAGCCATCCACGCGCTGGCCGAGACTTGCTTCCAGCTCGACACCGACCCTATCGACTTTGTAGGCCAAGAAGTCGAGGGTATTGTGATGACCGAGGAGAATTGCGACTTTGCTTTAGAACACATCAAAGCAATATGGGCGATTCAAGATGAGGTGGGCAAGGACGGCATCATCAGAGTCGAGGCTGATGTCAAGCTGTACCACACAGATGATGTGTTGGTCCAAGGCACAGCCGATGTGCTGGGCTACTCCAACATCACAAAGAAGCTGACCATTGCAGACTTGAAGACAGGCCGCGGCTATGTCGATGCCGACTCTGAGCAGATGAAGATATACGCATTGGCGGCCATGGCGTCAGACATATTGCGGCCAACTGAGATCGAATTCCAAATAATTCAGCCGCATCATGGAGAGAAACGCATACACACTATGAGCGCTACCGCACTCAAAGAGTGGGAGAGCAATACCTTACTGCCTGCTGTGGCCGAGGCACTTAGTGACGCGCCGCGTTATGTCCCATCAGAGCAAGCCTGCCAGTGGTGTCCAGCTAAACACATTTGCCCAGCACAGCAAGAGCAATTCGATATCGTGGCGGCGCAACCTGACATCAGCGTGCTATCAAAGAGTGATATCAATGCAGTCATGTTGGCGCTGACGCCAGCACAGATCACAGCCATATTGGATCGCGCACCGATGGTAGAAAAGTTTATTGAAGCAGTCAAAGAGCACGCCACCAAGCAGATGGAGGCTGGCGCAGTGCTACCAGGCTGGCAGCTACAACCCAAACGCGCATCACGCAAATGGATTGACTCGACTACAGCGCGTCAGGCATTAACTGACGCAGGACTTACAGATTCTCAGATATTTGAGACTGAACTAATTTCTCCTACGGCGGCAGAGAAACTGCTACCAAAGGAACAAAGAGTTATCTTGGACGAACTAACGGCCAAGGTATCAAGTGGACTCACGCTGGCAAAAGACCGCGGCTTGAGTCAATAATGCAAACCCTGTAACTTTAGAAAGCAAAACGCAAAATGTTAAATCTCTCATCTGGCGGCGGCAATGGTAATTACATCCGCTTTTCACCACAAGCAAACGCTTGGACTAACAACCTCGGCGCTGAAATTCAACTAAAGAAAATCGTGTTTGACATCGATGGTGTGCAAACAGGCTGGCTCCAATTAGGTGTCGGTATACGCGACTGGCAACCCGATGCAGAGTTAGGACGCAAGGGCGCACAGCCTACACCTGACCACAAACGCGGGTTTATCGTGACCTTTTACAACAAAGAAATCGGTACAGCAGAATGGAGCTCATCGGGCGTAGGACCTAATTTAGGGTTGGAGAAGCTGTACACCGACTGTGCTGCACAGCGTGCCGCCAATCCGAACAAGTTGCCTGTTTTGGAGTACACAGGCAGCAAGCTAGAGAAGATCGGCAAAGGCACTACACGCATTCCTAACTTCACCATTGTGAGTTGGATTGACAAGCCTGCCGGTATGGGTCAGAGTGATGAGGAATATGTTGCACAGTCAGTAGCGCCAATGCCTGCACCAGCGCCTGTGCCGATGCCTGCACCAAAGCCAACGCCTGCTACTGCGCCTGTGAAGACAGCGATGGCTGCCGCCATTGAAGATGACGAAATGTTTTAACTGTCATTAGTCAAGTGCCGCTGGGTAACTCCAGCGGTTTTTTTTCCTCTAAAAAAACGAAAGAAGCAGTAATGTCAAACGGCAACGATTTATTTGACAAGCATCCAGACTGGGTAGGTATGCC